AGGATTTAAAGATGGTAACTGTAACACTTGGTACGTAATGGAGATGGCAGAGAAAAGAGCTATGTCAAGAGCAGTTCTAAAGCTTACAGGATTTTACGAGTTAGGAGTATTCGGAGAGGACGAATCAGAAAGCTTTAAAAAACAATAATTTAATCGGCAAAAGACCTAGCCACTAATCATAGGCGAAATATATAATGGAAGTAAAAGGAACAGTAAAATTAAAGTTAGCAGTAGAATCAGGAATCAGTAAGTCTGAAAAGGTTTGGAAAAAGCAGACAGTAGTAATTGATACTGGAGGAGAATTCAATAATGAGATAGCAGTAAGTGCCTTTGGGGATGAAAAGTTAAAGTCTTTGGATAAACTAGAAGTAGGAATGGAAGTTAAAATCTTATGCAATGTTTATTCAAGAGAATACAATGGTAGATATTTTCACAACATAGATGGTTATCATTTTGCAATTATGGGTAGTGAAACAGCTGCACCTGTTGAATCTGATGATTTACCTTTCTAAGATGACTGAAGAATATAACTTTAAATGTATTTGCAGTATTACTACTAGAGTTCTAGGATTCCCTGATGGTTCGCTTTCTACAAAGAGTAGGAAGCGGCCACTACAGGCAGCTAGAGCAGTAGCTAGTTACATAGCAAGGACTGAAGAAGACATACATAGGGCAATCATTGGTAAAGTCCTTAACAGAGATAGAAGTAATATCTATCATTATGAAAGAACTCATAAAAAATACTTTGCTACTTGTTTAGTTTATCGTAATACTTTTGATAAAGTTTACAAAGCTTATTTAGATATTGATGGAACTAAAGCAATATTTTTAGACAAAGATATTATGAAAAGTTTCTTACTTAAAAATGGGATTAAAGAAACATTAAATCCTGAAGTATTGCTAGAAATTAAAAGTGGTCAAGTGTCTTGTAAAATAAAGACAAGTTACTTTGACTTCTCTAATCAATTAGAAAATGTTAAGTTTGCACTTGAAAATTATCATTATACAGTAAAAATTATATGAAGCACTTATTAAGCAGTTCAGCATTTGTAGTATTAAACAAAGAATTGGCAAGGCAGGTAGGATTAAAAGAAGCTATTCTACTTGCTGACCTAATCTCAAAAGAAGAATACTTCATAGCAAATGGTATGACTGATGGGTGGTTTTTTAATACTGAGGCTAATATTGAGAAAGATACTACCCTTACACCTTATCAGCAGCGAAAGTGTCTTAAAAATCTTAAAACAAATCTTGTATTAGAAACTAAGCGTATGGGAATACCTGCTAAGCAATACTTTAAAATAAATGAACAACAAGTTATTAAGTTACTAAACAACTTGTCAGCTACAAACTTAACTTCTATTAATAAGAATAAAGAAATAAGAATAATTAATAAACTCTTTACAATACCAACTATTTCTGAAGTTGAAGTTTATTGTCTTGAAAGGAAAAATAATATAGAAGCTGAATCATTTATTAATTTTTATGATAGTAAGGGTTGGATGGTAGGTAAAAACAAAATGAAGGATTGGAGAGCTTGTATAAGAACTTGGGAAATGCGAGAGAAAAAGAAGCCAATGAAGACAAGTAAAATAGATAGTCAAATTAACGAATACTTAAAAGGAAAAGAATACTTATGAAAACAAAAGAAAAAGAAAAACTATATTGCCCTAAAAAGCAAGGTTCATTCAGAATGATGTTTGGTTTTGCTACACCCTATATGTATGCAAATAGAGGAAAAAGTAGTGGTGTAAAACAAATGTCCGTTAATTTAAAATCTCACTTAATTGAGTACAAGTATAGAATAAAATGATGAAGCCATTAAAACAAGAGAATATTAAGGAACTCACAGAAAAAGTCTATGAATTAATAGCAAAGACTTCAGTAGAAATAGGACACAGGTCAGATGGTAAATCAATGGCAGCTTTAGCTAAGATATTTGCATCAGACTTAATACAAGAGAAACGATTTGGTAATATGTCTTTCAATCAAATAGTGGAAGCTTTTCATATTGGAGTAAGGTTTGGAAAAGACGAACCATTCTTAAACATCAGAACCTTTTATAAATTTGTTTATGCTCATAAAAAAATCATAGACAATGCTACTTATGAAGTACATACATTAGGGAAAGACCCTAAAGAAGTTTTATATTATCAATCACAAAAATTATTAAAATGAAAACAAAAGATAAAGTAAAGTATTGGTTAGATAAACACCCTAGCCTTAGAGATGATGACAATAGACTTTGTTCTAATATTTGGGCAGAAGAAGTAACTGTATTAGGATTCGGACATATTGAAGCACCTATAATTGAATTTCTAAGATTATATTCTAATAATAAATTAACATCAGCTCCAAGCATTAAAAGAGCAAGGGCAAAGCTCCAGGAAGAAGAACCTAAATACAGAGGGGAAAAGTATAATCTAAGGAAGGGCATATTGCAAGACAAATGGAGAAAAGACTTAGGATATGAAAAAAACAATTAGCAAACTAAAGAAAGATTTAGACAAGTGGTTCAGTCTTTACATAAGACTAAGAGATGCTAATGAGTACGGAATGATTCAATGCTTTACTTGTGGGGTAGTCAGGGGTTACAAGGACGGAATGCAGAACGGACACTTTCAAAGTCGTAAGCATATGGCTACAAGATTTGATGAAGAAAATTGCCAGGTTCAGTGTATAAAGTGCAATATTTTCGATTCAGGACAGCAGTACATTTTCTCACTTAGACTAGATGAAAAGTATGGAGAAGGAACAGCAGAAGAACTAGAGTTCCTAGCTAGGACTATTCATAAAGTATCAAGAGTAGAATATGAGGAACAAATAAGTTATTACAAAAACCTTGTTGAAAACTTAAAAGAAGAAAAAGGAATACAGTAACATTTTTATTATCTTTGGCGTATGACAGAACCCATCTACGCAAATAATGAACACCGAGTAATAATAGAAACTTATATTACAATGTGTAAAGATTTCGCAAAAGAAGTAAGTACCAAAAATAGATACGAAAATTACTTAGAGGTTGTACAAATTATAATAGAATATCATAATGGATATGGACAAGGCGACAGAGAAAATTTATTTTGGGAATGGTTAACTATTATACCTATAAACTTAGCAGTAGCTACAAACGGATTTTTTGCAGGAGTAGAAACAAGAAGTAATGCAGCAGTAGTGAGAGCATACAGAGTTGTCCTAGAAGAACTAACACAGGAAACAGTAAATAAGATTGATAAGATAGAACCAATTAAAGAATGAAGATACTAAATTTATATGCAGGAATAGGAGGTAATAGACATTTGTGGGGAGAAGAACACGACATCACAGCTGTAGAAATTAATTCTGAAATAGCAGGAATTTACAAGAGTAAGTTTCCAAATGATAAAGTTATTATAACAGATGCTCACTATTATCTTCTTGAACACTATAAAGAGTTTGATTTTATATGGTCTAGTCCACCTTGCCCAACTCATAGCAAGTTATGTTATAGTCAAAACACAAAGCAATACACAGATGTTGCATTATATCAACAAATTATTTTACTAAAGTCTTGGTTTAAGGGAAAGTATGTAATTGAAAATGTAATACCATATTATGATTATTTAGTTGAGCCTAGTTTTATTATAGGAAGACACCCTTTTTGGAGTAATTTTAATGTAGCAAATTTAGAAGTTAAGAATATTGATATATCAAGAAGCACTAAAGAGGAGTTGTCAGAATACTTAGGAATTCCAATACCAAGATATAAAGCAGCATTAACATTAAGAAATAGTGTAGAACCAAAAACAGGGTTACATATTTTAAACTCAGCATTAGGAATTATTAATGAAAGTAAAGTTGAACAAGATAAACTATTTTAATGACTGAGATTTATTTAGAAATATCAAAGCTATCAGATAAGTTTAGGACTATGGCTTTTGGATTAACCTCTGATGAAAATGAGGTCAATGAGGCTGTGCAGGAACTGATGCTTTATTTCCTACAAGCAAATCCTGATGTTATTAAGAAAATTTATGATAAAGATGGAATACAAGGAATTACAAGATATGGAGCAGTTGCATTAAGACGAGCTTTAACAAGTCCTAGAAGTAATTACTATTATAAGTATAAGAAGTACTACACACACATTGACAGTTTAACAAGTGCAGTTACTTATGATGAAATGGAATCAGGGGAAACAATACCATCTAAACACCTATATAACTTGCCTAACGAAATAACAAGCAGTTACCAATGGACTAGCCTAGAAAAAATAGATAGTGCTTTAGATGGCTTTACTTGGTATGATAAGAAAGTATTTGAGCTTTATTACTACGAAGGCAATACATTAGACAGCCTAGCATCTAAGACAGGAATAAGCAGAAACAGTTTATTCACTACAATAGATAAAGTAAGAGTACAATTAAAACATAAGCTAAGAGAATAAATTATGAAAGTATTAGTGGCGTGTGAAGAAAGTCAAGCAGTAGCTAAAGAGTTTAGAAAGATTGGAATTGAAGCGTATTCTTGTGATATTCAAGAATGTAGTGGAGGTTATCCTGAATGGCACATTAAAGGAGATGCAATAGCAGAAGCATATAGTGGTAAATATGATATGATGATTGCTCACCCTCCTTGTACATTTATGAGTAAAGCAGGTGCTAGATGGATGTTTCCAACAGCAGGAAATTTAAGTAAGGATAGATTTGAAAAATCACAAGAAGCAAAGGATTTCTTTATGAAAATGTTAAATGCACCAATAAAATATATTGCAGTAGAAAACCCTACTCCATTAAAAGTAGTAGGATTACCAATGCACACGCAGGCAGTTCAGCCTTATGAATATGGACACCCTTACAGTAAGAGAACTTTATTATGGTTAAAAAACTTACAACCGTTAGAGCCAACTGAAACAATAGATAGTTACACTCCTTACCTTCCTAGTAATACAGGAGGTAAAAAAAGAGGGCAGAGTTATAGTAGAGGTACTAGTAAAAATGCAAAAGAAAGTAGCAAAACATTTAAAGGAGTTGCTGAAGCAATGGCTAAGCAATGGGGTGCAGTATTAAAACATAAGCTAAGTGAATAAGTTCTTTGTACCTAAAGATATATATGAAGATAGGATAAACATTTGTAAGTCTTGCGTATATTACTTCAAGCCTTCAGGACAATGTAAGAGGTGCTTATGTTTTGTGAAGGTTAAAGCTAGAATATCAAGTCAAGAATGTCCTCAGAAGTATTGGAATAAAACAACAGAGGTAGAAGTAAGAACAGATATACCTGAAGAAATAATAGCAGAGATTATATTACTTTGGGAAGACTTAAAAACAGGTAGAGCTAAAGACCAAAGAGCAAAGAAGAAAATGATTGAGATTTACAATACTCTGTATAACACTTCATACTCAACAGGAACTAATTGCGGTAGCTGTATAGCAGCTTGTTTTGATGGAATAAAAAAGATATATAAAGAATACTCAGGAAATAATTAATCAATAAAGGGTAAGACCTAAAAAGCTTTAATTTTTCAGACCTGGGTAGTAAAGGGGGGGTGTGGTTGCCTCCCCAATACAAACTAAAATAGTAATAATGAATATAATAGTAATATGGCCGAACTAGAAAGAACATACAAAACAATTAAATGGATATTGAAAGACAATATCAAAAAGAATGTCAGAGCTTTGTGGACTTGGAAAGATGACAACTTTACTTGCATCTATGAAAACTATGATGGAGAAGATAGAATTTATACTAGCAGCCAACTTTTAAAACTTTTATCAAAATGATTATATTTACATTACTAGGCATCTTAACAGCAATATTTTTCTTTATAGTTATTCTTATGACCATAATAGAAACAAGAACTAAGAACAGAAGAAATAATAAGTTATTTTGGAATATGGAAAACTTAGATAAAAATAGAACTTACGAAGAAATAAAAAAACAAAATGAAAAACAATAGAATACCTAGTTACTACATAGGAAGACGATACAAGATAGAAGCTCGTAAAGTCATTGAAGACTTTGATTTATCTTACAATCTAGGAACGGCAGTTACTTATCTACTAAGAGCAAATAGGAAACACGACTCTCCTATTGAGTGCATACAGAAAGCAATTAACCACTTAGAGTTTGAACTTGATAAGCTAAAGAGATGAAGATATTAAATTTATATGCTTGTCTAGGTGGTAACAGATACAAGTGGAATGAAGTAAAAGAAGATATAGAGGTAACTGCTATTGAATTAGACCCTGAGTTAGCTAGATTGTATCAAGAGAGATTCCCAAATGATACTGTAATAGTAACAGATGCACACCAGTACCTATTAGAACATTACCAGGAGTTTGACTTCATTTGGTCATCTCCACCTTGTCCAAGTCATTCAAGGTCTAGATATTGGGGGTTTGGTATTAATGGTAAAAAACCTATTTACCCTGATATGAAACTTTATGAGGAAATTATATTTTTACAACATCATTGTAAATCAAAATATGTAATTGAAAATGTTATTCCTTATTATGAGCCAATGTTTAATCCTAAAAAAAGAGGAAGGCATTTGTATTGGACTAATTTTAATTTACCAAATGAATTAAGTAAAAGAAAAGATAATGGATTAGTACAAGAATCTAAAATAGGTTCACTTGGTAAATATCACGATTACGATTTTACAAAATATAAAGGAAACCAAAGAAGATTAAAAATAGCAAGAAACCTAGTAGACTATGAGGCAGGAAAAACAATATTTGAAACTATGTTAGGTATTGTAAGAAGGGAAGTTATTAATCAAGAGGAATTATTTTAATATGACACTATACACTTGCGAATGTGGAAAAGAAAGTAAAGAAATATCTAAGGCTACAATAGTATTAAGAGATAAGAAATGGGTTTGTAAAGAAGCTGAGTGTAGTTGTGGTAAATATATGGATAGCGTACCAACAGAAGGTATACCTACACTTCAAAGAACAGAGCCAAGTCTAAGCAAGAGGAGAGATAACTTATGGGCAGGAGCAAAGGAAAAGCTAGTAGGCGAAAGAGGAATCAATGAATCCTTTGACTAATGAAGTTCGTGATAAAGTGTGATAAAGATAAGCAAACCCTAATAAACTATTTAAAGGAATTAGGCAATGACTATTTAGTAGATGTTAAGAAACAAAGAAACACAAGAAGCAATATGCAGAATAACTATTACTGGAGTTGTATCGTACAAGTCTTGTCTAACGAACTAGGCTACTTCCCTGACGAAATTCACGATTTGCTAAAGGTCAAGTTCTCAAGTGAATGGAATAGCATAGAGATAAACGATAGAAATGTAGGAATCCAAGTAGTCAAGTCTACTGCTAGAATGGATAGCAAAGCCTTTGAGATATATGCAGACCAAATAAGAATGTGGGCAATAACTGAATTAGGCATAAGACTAATGCTACCAAATGAATACGAATAATTTCTATTATATAATATGGAAACAGAACAAAAGAGGACATAGGAGGGCAAAAAGAAGCTACTAGCAGCACTAGAGATGTCATTAGGTATAGTAACAGAGGCTTGTGAAAAAGCAGAGACAACAAGAAGCAGACATTACGCTTGGTATAATAGTGATGATGAATACAAGAAAGCAGTTGATGACATTGATAGTAAGTTTATAGACTTTGCTGAAACAAGTTTAAAGAAACAAATAAAAGAAGGGAACACAACAGCCACTACATTCTTTTTAAGAACAAGAGGTCGTAAGCGTGGCTACAATGAGAAGCAAGAAATAGACCTAACTTCAGGTGATGAAAGAATTAAAATAAATATAAATCTTGGAGATTAGTCCTGAATTTACACCTAAGCAAAAAGAGTGTTTAAAGTATCTATTTGATGATAGCACTAAAGAAGTATTATTTGGAGGTGCAGCAGGAGGAGGTAAGTCTTGGGTAGGTGTAAGTTATTTAATCTTAATGTGTATTCAATATCCTAAGACTAGATACTTGATGGGTAGGTCTAAATTAGACGCATTAAAAAAGACTACACTAAATACATTCTTTGAAGTATGCACTGCTTGGAAGTTAAAAGCCATAAAGGACTACACTTTTAATGGATCAAGTAATGTGATAACTTTTTACAATGGTTCTGAGATAATCTTAAAGGACTTATTCTTATACCCATCAGACAGAAACTTTGATAGCTTAGGTTCATTAGAAATAACAGGAGCTTTTATTGATGAAGCAAACCAAATAACAGAGAAGGCAAAAAATGTAGTAGCTTCAAGACTTAGATACAAACTTGATGAGAATGGATTAATACCTAAGTTATTAATGACTTGTAATCCTGCTAAGAATTGGGTGTACTCAGAGTATTACAGACCTGCTCAAGACAATACAATAAAAAACTACAGAAAGTTCATTCAGTCTTTAGTTATAGATAACACTTATATATCTAAGCATTATGAAACTCAACTATCTCAATTAGATGAATTAAGTAAGCAAAGACTTCTATTTGGTAATTGGGAATATGACGCAACAGCTGATAGTCTTATTGACTACAATTCTATTATGAGTATGTTTAGTCAAAAAGGAATAGAAGGTGATAAATACATAACTTGTGATGTAGCACGATTTGGAAGCGATAAGACAGTGATAATGCTTTGGCAAGGGTTACACATTAGATATATAAGAACTATCCTTAAATCGGCTGTAAATGAGGTTGTGGACGAGATTAAGAAACTACAACAAGAGAACGGAGTTAATCTTAGAAATATTATAGTAGATGAAGATGGTGTGGGTGGTGGTGTTAAAGATTACTTAAGATGTCAAGGATTTACAAATAATGCTAGACCTATAAAAGGAGAGAACTATCAGAACTTAAAGACTCAATGCTATTACAAATTAGCAGACCAAATAAACAAAGGGCAGATAGGAGTAAGTTGTTCAGATGTAAATGTTAAGAATTACATAACTGAGGAGCTAGAACAAGTCAGAACTAAGGACGCAGATAAAGATAACAAACTACAGATAATTCCTAAAGATACAGTTAAATCTATTCTAGGTCGTTCTCCTGATTATGCTGATGCTTTAGCTATGAGAATGTTTTACGAGATAGATAGTAACTTTGGTAGGTACTATGTGCAGTAAAAAAAATCGTTAAACTAAAAACAACAAATTTCTATTATATAGTGTATGAAAGTCAAAATTAAAAAAGAAGGCAAAGTAAAAGAGTTTAAACTAATTAACAGTTGGTCAGATGTTACTCTGTCTACCTGGCTTAAACTTATTGACTTTGAAACAGGTACAAAGACTGAAGAAGCAACAGAAACAATAGCAGCACTATCAGACATTCCTAAGCAGTTAATAAAGGAACTATCCTTATCAGATGTTGCAGTTATAATGAGTAAGGTAGGTGAACTTCAACAAAAGCAAGATACAAAGCTTAAAAGGATTATAGAGATTAACGGTGTTGAATACGGATTCCACCCTGACTTAGATTCTATTAGTTTAGGAGAATACGCAGACATTGAGCAGTTCATCAAGAACGGAATAGACTCAAGTCTTCCTGAATTAATGGCTGTCCTTTACAGACCTATTAAACTAAAGAAGAATGACATTTATATAATTGACTCGTATGATGGAGATATTCGGCTCAGAGCTGAAGAAATGAAACAGATGTCAGCTGAACAAGTGCAAAGTGCATTGGTTTTTTTTTACACTTTAGGGAAGGTGTTGTCCGAGATTATGCCATCATATTTGATTCAGCGGCTGAAGGAAACGAAGACTCAGTAGCTAGTGAAGACTTCGCAAGTAAGTGGGGATGGTTTGGAGTGATGCACAGGTTGTGCGGAGAGGATATTAGTAAATTAGAAAGTATTACAAACTTGAGTCTTTTAGAGTGTTTGACTTGGCTTAGTTATGAAACAGATTTGAACTCACAAAATAAAGTAAAAAGAAATGGTTAAAAATAAAACTTATAACAATGTCGTTAATACTCTTTTACGACTCGCAGAATATCACGAACAGATAAGCACTACTTCAGTAGGAGATATATTTGAC